GGCTGCCGCCGTAATTTGTGCCAAACCATCAGCGGTAATAGGAATAGACAAGCTCATTTCCTCAAGAGCTTTTTGCATATTCTTCAGTCCGTCGGGGGTGGAAAAGTCCACGACTTTTCTGATTTCGGCCATCGCATCTTCCATTTGCATGGCTTGCTTGACCGGCATGGCAGTAAATCTAGCGACCTCAGTTCCTATGGTAGATAATGCAACCATGGATCCGACGCCGTTTTCACGTAGTGAATTCTGAACTCCGTTGATCTTTTTAATAGTGTTATTTTTGCTAATTATTTTTGAATATTCCGTGGCTTTCTTAGATAAATAAGCTTGTTTTTGAGAAAGCTGTTGCATAGAAAGACCCGTTACTCCGAGTTCTTTTCTAAGGTTCGCCAGACTGCGGACTTCAGCATCCAATTTAATCTTGGAGGTTGCGACTTCTTTCGTTAAGCGGGCCGCTGCGGTTTTCATGACGGCCGACGGCGCATTCGTTCTCGACATCGCAGATCGAAGATTGTCGAGCGCTGCTTTCTGCCGGAAATATTGGGCCGAAAGTTTTTTTGTTGCTTCGATTTGCCGATTGAGACCGTCAATCTTTGAACTTATCTTATTAAAAGAATCCACTCTTTCTTCGGCAATTTTCGTCAGATTTGCGGCCTTTTTGAAAACAGAAGAAAACTTCTGATTCATTGAGGCGGCAACCTGGAACATCAATTCATACGTTTTCGTGCCCATATTTGAGAATTCCGTTTACTTAACTGAGAATAATTCCTAAAATGAAAGGAAAAGAGGAGGAAGCAATGTTTTCGGACTCAGGAAGCACAAGCGGTCAAATAAACCCCGGGGCATATTTCGCGTGTCGATCGGGCAAAATAAAACCGCAAAAAGATGCAAGCATCACTCTGCTTCTGCTTACTCCCGTAGTATCACCGACCGAGCTTGCTGGGGATTCCGTTCTGAGCAAGTTTGTCTCAATCGCTTTTTTTGTCGTGATTTACGGAATTCAGTTATTGCTCCTTTTAGTATGGCTAGGATTCCTTCTGTTTTTTTTATCGCCGGTGATTGCTTTCTTTTGGTTTCTTTCGTTCCTCTGAGTTTTTTACTTATTTCTCTTTTGTTGTTCGTTCAGGATCTTATTTAACTCGAACACCCACCTCGCCAAATCAACAATGGGGACTTCGAACCATTCGAGCGCAGAGCCACCGCCTCCGTTTGAAGCTAACCAGAGGCAGTATTTCATTATTCGCTCTTCGATTTTTCGAGCATCGATTTTGCCCTCTTTTCTCTCGAGAAGGCCCGTTTTGTAAAAAAAGCCTTGATCTCATCAATAATTCCAAAATAGTCCGACGCAGGAATAGCATCCATAAATTCATACGGGAGTCCTGCGGACTTCGCGGCCATGAGAGAGCAGTATTCGTCATCCATCCAGGCTACAGGAATGACACGACTTGGATCTTCTAATCTTCGCCTGATTTCGCCGGCGGCTTTTCCGTTAAAAGATTCAATATTTAAATCAATTGTGTCGTACGTTTTGCCTTCGAATTCAAACGGTTCACTTAATGTATATTTCATTGCTTTAAATCCATAAAATCGAAAGCCGGATCACTCCGGCTTATTCGTTACGCAAGTCCTAAGTCTTTCCGGACGCTTTCCAACATGTCGGTATCTCCGAACTTGGCAATGAAGTTGTATTTGTCGACTTCCAAAACTTCCTTATCATCCACAAATACTTTGATGTAAATCACCTCAAATTCTGTCGAAGAGTCTGTTGTAGAACCAGGCTCAAAGGTGCCAAGACTGAAATTCTTCGGAATGGCTCGCATAACAACGCGCACGGGGGAACTAGCGAGCTTTCCTTCGGCGGTACGGAACTGTTGCTGAGAGCCGCGGATTTCCAAGTGGTGGGCTTGCTGTTTGGCCAGGTCCATGGCCGGCTTTTCAATCGTGCGCCAATTAAATGTCGCACTCATTGCCTGAAAATGCCCGAGGACGGGACTGTCAACTTCGCCGGCAATGCCTGCGCCGCTGACCGTATCGCTCATTGCTTGTATTTCAGGCAAGTCAACAGTTGCAATGCCCAGAAGGGCATTGTTTTCGTTATAGACCCTGTAGTTAATCAGTCTTTCAGGGACTTTATTACTTCCTTCCATTATTTAGCTCCTTACTGAAAAAGGGTCTGAAGATACTGAACGTCGTATTTAAATTTGAAATTGATTGCTCTGTTCGGAGAAGGCGGAGTCACGGATACATCGAAGACTACTTTGCCGTCCATCAAATCCAGGGTCGTGTTCTCGTCTTCTAGAAATTCAATTCTTCCGCCCAAGATGTACTGCTGTGCCGAGAGGCCGTTCAGCCAAATATTGGCGCTGTCAACAATCGTATGAACCTGTCTGCGATTGAGTGGACCGTCTATTCTCGGCCAGAAAGTTTGAACGAAGGTGTTTCCGATCCAGTTGAACATTCTGCGAACGGGGATGAAGGTATCTTTCACATCCGTGCTGCCCGGATAAGCCGCCGTTCTATTACCCCAGGCGACCCAGCCGCCG